CAACGACTCTTTGTGAGATAGCGCAGTTTGTAGCCCCGGTATCCCAAATAGCATTGAGTTTTGTTATCGGCGGCATTTTTCCGCTGCCAGTAGGGTCGAAGGCTTGCGAAATTCCGCATTCGTTTGCAAGTACGTTCAGTAGCCCACTTTTGCTGTGCGTCGTAAAACTAGTGGACTGAGGGAGGTTTTTCAGGAGAACGCAACTCTGGAGTGGAAATTTTGCGAGTACTCAGCTTCACCAGGAGAAACCAATTGCACAAGAAAAGTGCCTGCCGTGTGTTCTTTTTGAGTCTCCCTAATGGCCTCTATCTGATCCGCATAGGCACCAATAACTTCGCAGTTTTTTATAACCACGTACATGCTATTGTATTGCTTGACGATCTCGTCTTGATGGGCGAGATAATATTCAAATTCCTTGTTAAGAGGACTAGTCATATTTTCTCAGATTCGCTGGTTGCATTGTTGTTGTATGCGAAACCAGTCCCAATTATAGTCGATTTCGCACATGCTTACGGTGGTAAATTGCCGCCTACAGAATATGTCTAGCTAGTATCCGGTAATTCAAGCCACCTCACCGAAGTTCCTGACAACAACAATCAGCTCGTCACCATTCGTAGGCTGGGTCGTAACGTCTTCAACAACTTCCCCAGCCCGCCATCGATCGATCTTTCTGTCAACATCTTCTTTTGATTCGCCCGGCCGTTGAATGACCGTAATCACGTACTTCTGTTCGGTTGTATCTGTCATTTCAATTCCTCGTCATCGCTAAAAACCCCATTCAGACAGTTGTGGCCGCGGCATCGGTATTGGCTCGAAATCATTCGTCAATTTGTCTGCGATAACCGCGAGATAGCGTATTGCATCTGCCCCATGCGAAAACTCATCGTGGAGTGGTGCACCTGGTTCGTTTGTATTCTGATTGATCATGCGTCGGTATCGTTTCAGGCAGTGCACCAACTGCATGGTCTTATCTTCATCGAAATACATCGTGGGCAACATTTGGCGGGCAAGCTTAATCCCTGCCTCAACGCCAATATCCGGAACACCGTTATGATCCACGTCACGACCAAGGGCCCGTAAAACATCAATGTGGCTCTTGCCGGTCTTCGGATCTTTGTGTTTTCCATCGTGAGGCAACCAGTCTTTGCCCCACCGATATCCCTTCGCATCCAGTTCCTCGACGTAAGACGCATACGTTCGGTGTGAGTCCTCGATATAGTCAATCACCATCATCGAAGACGCGGCCTTCTGAGCCATAATAATGGTCATCTTGTCATTCCAACCGAGATCCCATATGGCATGCACCTTCAGCATAGGGTCATACGGCATGGGCCTGATTCTGTGTTCTTCGATGAGCTTGACGATCTCCTTGGCGTAGATGGCGCCTTCGACCGCGGCCCGACAATTTCCCTCCCAGACATTGTCGTAGGCTTCAGGATCCCGCGCCTTTAGTGCAAGACGTTCCTTTTCCAGGACTTCCGGAAACCACGGGTTCTCCGTGTAATTCATCTTTATGACTACAGAATCTTCAGGCGGGTAAGCAACAAACCGCTGATAGGTCTCGTCGGTGTCCAGCTCAGGATTGAATGTGACCCATATCTCAGATCCTTCGGTCCTGATCGTTGGTATCAGAATCTCCCATGATTTCTTGGTGACAACCTGGCCCTCTTCTACCCATACCTTGGTCACGCCCTCGAATGATTTGAGCTTGGCAACATCCTGCTGTCTCAAGCCGGCAAATAGAAACTCCGTGCCGTTCAGACCCTTGATGCTGTTGTCCGTTACCGTATAGAAGCTCTCAAGCCCCATTACGCCGATCTGATCCTTTAGCAACTGATGGACAGACTCATTAATGGTTCTCTGAATCTCCCGGGTGCAGAGAAATCGCTCCTTCTGAGCTGCGCCAATTCGTAAGAAAGCCCTTGCAACACTCCAGCTCTTGGTCGAACCGCGGCCACCGTATAATATCTTGTACCGATGTGGCTCGAATAAGGGCTCAAGTTTTGTCGGAAACTTAAGGGTTGACGAACTCAATGGGAATGCTCACTGGTATTGGGTTGTCAGGGTCTCCACTGACACGCGTATCTCTCCGGTCTTTCCACTTATCGGGGCATCGGTTTTTCAAGTAGAAGATTTGTGCCGTAATGTTCCCGCCCTCAGCCGCCTGGAACAACGCATTGGATATCGTCGCAAGACCTTTAGCCCGCCCCTTTTTTATAGCGTCCGATATGTCCGGATTCTTCTTGCCATTCTCATAAAGGGTGCTGCGAGCGATACCAAGCGATAAAGCGATCTGCTTCATCGTCAGGCCCTGTGCAGCTAATGCCTCTACCTTTTTGGAATCGATATCAACAGCCATTACGTGATTTCTCCTGTGATCGGCATAGGAAGCCCCTTTATGTGGTCGCGGCCCTCGATCTTGCCGATCTGGACTGGCGAGCCATTTTGTAACCGTGTCCTTTCCGTCAAGTTTCGCAACACGTCAATTTCCTAGTGGGCGGTAGGCGGGCATGTCTTTTAATCGCTGCATCTCCAGCAGGGCTTTGTCGTGGTTGGCTTTATCAAACGGTGCCGGGGGCAAGTAGGTTGTGGGCCCTCCAACAATTTGTAAGAACTGCGGCAGTGTCGGCGGATAATCAACGTGTGCTTTCAGCGCCGCATTCGTAGCATGGCGAATAACTTCTGGCTCGTGGTCTTTCAGCGCGTTGTACCAAACCTGGATAGCTTCTTGCCCATGCTTCCACTGAGCCCCGTAGGCAGTACGCATAGACGCAAACAACACGCCAATATCATTAGTCATCAACATTGGCTACCGCCTGATTCAGTTGCTTGAAGTAAGGGTCTGTCGGCTGGACGCGGTCTTGAAGCGCGGCGGTAATGTATGCTTTCGGCTCTACTGGCCTTTGCACGGCGGCTTGTGCAATCGTCGCGGCAACCTTTTCCTTACCGTGCTCGCTAACCCACTTGCCTATCAGGCTGCGGTCACTTTTTTTGTCACCAAGGAGCTCAATTCCTGTGTTCCAAATGACTGCATCGGCCTCCTGTGCACTCTCCGAAGGAGAGTGAGATATATCTGTATTTGTATCTGTATACGCAAGATGGCGTGACTGTGGCGTGACAGGTGCGTGACATCCTTTACAATCAACGTCTTGCGAGTCACTTTTTCGCTTACGACGCTGCCTTTCTGCTGCACTGGCTTTTTTGTCTGCGCGGCGCGCTAAATTTCGGTAGTAATCGTAATTCACAATTCGCCAGCCAAATTCTCTGCCATTATCAAGCGGTACGATTCGCTTGCCGTCCTCATCTTGGCTGCGGGAATGAGGATCGGATTGCTGCAAAACCTTGAGTCCGGTTTTGATAATATCTAAGGGATAGGAAGTTCGTCCCGCTAAGGCTTGCGGGCTAATATCAATAAGGCCGTGTTCGTCAGCCAAAACAATCAGCGCTTGAAATGTGACAATCGCCTCAAAGTGTCCGTACAACGAGCCATCATAAATCGACTCAAAGATTTTTCCGTACACGGCTTCCGTCCTCCCTGACGCCGTCCAGATGGGACACAAGAGTTGCGGCCATGTCCGGCCGTGACTCTTGAATACGAGTATCCACCCAAGAATTTATTTCCGATTCCAGCCACCCAACGGCACGTTCGCCCAGGGAAACCTGCTTTGGAAATTGCCCTCGCGAAATGCGGAGGTAAATCGTGCTACGTGATAGCCCGGTACGGACTTGAACGGCAGGGAGCCGTAGGAGGGTATTGCTCATGATTCGTACTCACAGGTAAACGAGACATTTAATTTCCGTTGTCTCTACGCCTGTGGTGACGAGTCACAATTTCTTCGTGCGGATTCTAACCGCTGCGTCTAGTACTGGGTGCCACCCAGTTTGCCTTATCTATAACAATCCCTTGACGTGTTTCATCCGTGCATACGGGCGGGGCGCTACTTCCGCCGGCTATTGTGTTCCGCGCATTGAGCCTGCGCGATAACTTTACATGTCATAAGACCGTATGAGTTTACTTTGGTTCACTTCTTTGCAGTATTTCGACGGAGGTTTGTCACATTCGCATCAGAACGTAGGCCGTCCAGGTAATCAGCCCATCCCTGCATAATTACTCTGCGCGCCTCTAAACGGTCGCCTTGATCGTAAGCGCGAACGTGCTTTGCATCTCGATGTGCAAGTTGTCGCTCCAGTACATCCCGAGGATGACCCTGTTCACCAAGAATTGTCCTGCCAGTAACCCTGATTCCATGCGGCGAGCACTTCCCCGAGTAACCCATGCTGTCGAATGCCTTCACAAAGACTGAATGCCCTGCGTGCTTTTTGGGGTTATTTCGATTGGGAATCAGGTACTCAAACGAACCTGTTATTTCCCGGAGTACTTCGAGCAGTTCCACGGCCTGGCGGGGCAGGGGAATCGCATGCGGTTGGCGCATCTTCATCCGTTCAGCAGGAATCGTCCAAATTGCATTATCAAGATCAAACTCGTCCCACCTGGCACCTGCAACTTCAGTAGGCCGCGCAAGCGTGAACCAAAGCATGCGGATTGCAGCCTTAGTCGGAAAGTAACCTGAATAATTCTCAAGGCGCTTGAAGAACCTTGGAATCTCATGTGGCCGAAGCGGGCGCTTGTGTTTGACCGGAGCTGTTCTTACAGACCCCCGCAATGCATAACCTATATCGGTGCTTGCTCGCTGCGTAACGATCGCAAGACGCGATATCGCACTAAAGCACTGCTTTGCAAGCACTGCCATCTGAGGTGCTCTTTTTTCGATTCGTTTTATTACTGCATGCCCATGAGCAGTAGTGACCTGTCGCATAGGCAGCGCCCCTATGTGGGGGAACACATCATTCTTGAGCAGGTTCAAGCGCTGCCGATAGGTTCTCGGCGTCCAGTACGATTTCATTGAATCAAGCCACTCCCTGGCTACTGCCTCAAATGTGTTGGCGTGCTCATGTGCCTTCCGTAGCTTTTCGGCCTTCCGGTGGTGAGCCGGGTGGATTCCCTGCTTAACCAGCTTTCGGGCCTCATCCCTGCGCTCCCTGGCTTCCTTCAGGGAGATTTCAGGATAGGCACCAATAGCAAACATGTTCTCCTTACCGGCTATTCGGTATCGGTAGCGCCACAGACGCGCTCCGGTCGGCTTAACCTCCAGAATTAACCCTCCGCTGTCAGTCTTGCGATAAGACCGTTCAGAGGGCCTCAGAGAGCGGATGCGGGTATCGGTTAGAGCCACTGTTTTCTCAAGTTCTTAAAATACCCACAACGATACCCGCTATCCGCTGGGTTGTCTATGGACGTTGCGGGATTGCTAGGGACTATAAATAGCTTCATTTTTCAATTTCTTGAAACGTAACTGGACGCCTTTGGAAGTATATACTGATTGTGGCGCATAATCACCCGTCTGGTGTCGCCGAACCGAGCCAGGCCGACGAGAGGATTACGCGGCGGATCAAGGCCGCCCTTGAGCTCGTGGATATCCGCCTCCTGGACCACCTCATCATTGGCGACGGCACCAGCACCTCCCTGGCCAGCCGGGGCATGTTATAGGGGCCCTTGATTAGCCTGGTCCGTACTGGTATAAAGTCCCGCTCTCTGTCCGCCGGAACGCGGGCATCGTTCTTAAAATCAGAG